CAGCAGATCGCGTATCTGGCCCTTAAATACTGGGCACGCCTGTACTGCCCTGCGGTCGTTCTCGGCGTGTATACCCCGGATGAAGTCGAGCAGCGCACCGAGAAAGAAATTAACCCGGCGGCGCAACGCGTTAGCCTGGCGGATATCTCAGGCGACACAGTCACAACCACGCAGAGCGCGCAAGAATCGTCAGTAAATATAGGCTCACTGGCCGATGATTTCCGCGAGCGCATCGATGCTGCGCAGGATGTTGATAGCGCCAAAGCACTTCGCGCTGATATCGAAAGTGCGAAAGCCACACTGGGTTCAGCCCTGTTCACCGAACTGAAGAACAAGGCGGTGAAGCGCTATTACCTGGTCGATTCGCGTAACAAGGTTGAAGCCGCGATCAACTCCCTGCCGTCTCCGGATGAGCCGGGGGCAGCAGACCGGTTTGGGGAAGTTGAGCGAGTTCTTGCAACAGCGAAACGTCACCTGGGCGACGAACTGCACGATCAGTTCAGCATCACCCTTGCAGATATGAAACCGGAATTCGTGGGCTAACAGATTTGGGAGGGTTCGCCCTCCCATTGAGGAGATGTAATGCGACTGATTAACCGAGGCAATCAGCAATCCCCGTTAGCACGTCAGGCATGCGACATCGCGCTGGCCACTCATCACGAACGTTACGGCGACTACGGACGCAGCAAGATGAAGGAGACATACACGGTGAGAGTTGAAGGTGTGAAGGTCTGGGTTGAGGTGGTAAACCGTAAGGCGAGCTACGTGGCCACGGCAATGACAGGTATGCGCAGATTACGCGCGATACCGGGTCAGGTGAGTTGATAACGATATTTCATTAACAGTTTTCCGGCAACTCTATAATAAGTTGCCGGAAGCCGGAGGTAGTATGGCCAAGCTTCTTAATCTGCTGGAATGGGCGAATTCAACTTATTCAACCCCTCCGTCTCTCTCAACACTTCGCCGCTGGGCGCGGGAGGGGCGCATTTTCCCTGCCCCGGAACTTCACGGCAAAGAATATAAGGTTCAGCCTGACGCCATCTATGTGGATCCGAGCAAAAAGAATCTTCGTCCCAAAGCAAAACGCATCGCGCTGCCAGCAGGCGGCACTCTACTGGAGAGACTGACTCATGACGAAAAGGCCAGTTCGTTACGACGCTAACCTGCCCCGTAACCTGACCTATCGTAGAAGAGACAGGCTTTATAGCTGGCGAAACCCGATTACCGGTCAAGAGTTATCTCTTGGCCGGATCGACAGAAAGGACGCCGTTTCTCAAGCCATCGAGGCCAATAACTACATCGACCAGAATTACCTTCCATCAGCGCTGCTAGACCGCATAAAGGAAACACCAACATTTACGGTTAAAGCGTGGCTCGAGCGCTACGAAGTGATTCTTGAGCGAAGAGAATTGAAGCCCAATACGATGAAAGTCAGGCGCAATCAGATCGCCACTATCAGTGATGAATTCGGACGTATGCCGCTATCAGCGATCAGCACGAAGGACGTATCTACTTTCCTGGAGAGTTACATACTCTGCGATAAGAAGAGCATGGCCTCCGGACTACGTTCGGTATTGTTGGATATTTTCAGGGAAGCGATTGTCGAGGGGCATATTGAAAGGAACCCGGCAGAGCCGACAAGAACGCCGACGCCAAAAGTTAAGCGTGAACGTCTTTTGCTTGAACAGTTTGAGATAATAAGGGATGCCGCAACCGCTCATTCTGGATGGGCAGTAAATGCATGTGACCTGGCGCTGGTCACCGGGCAGAGAAGAGAGGATGTATCGCTGTTCAGATTCAGCGATATCAGGGATGGAAGGTTGTTTGTCACGCAGGAAAAGACAGGTCACAAATTGGCGTTGCCGCTTGATTTGCGACTGGACTCTGCTGATTTGGTATTGCAGGATGTTATCGACCATTGCCGTAAAAATAACCCGTCAGATTTCATGCTTTATTCTGCGGTAAGGCGTGGAGGCAGAAAGCCCGGTCCGCTAACCCCGGATGGTATAACACAGGCATTTTCCGATATCAGAGACGCTACAGAGTTAAATTTTGGCCCAAACCCTCCTACTTTTCACGAAATCAGGAGCCTGGCAGGCAGACTATATGAAAGGGAACGTGGAGAGGATTTTGCTCAGAGATTGCTGGGGCACAAAAATTTAACAATGACCAAAAAATACCTAGACGCACGCGGTGCAGAATATGTTATGGTTTAGACAGGATATGGAAATTTCGAGTAATTTTCGTGGAATTTCGTGATAACACCGAAAAAAACCATGAAAAACAAACACATAAAAAGAGACCGAATACGATTCCTGTATTCGGTCCAGGGAAATGGCTCTTGGGAGAGAGCCGTGCGCTAAAAGTTGGCATTAATGCAGGCTAAGTTACCCTGCCATTTAAGAATAGATGACAGCGCCAGGTTTTCCAGTCCGCGACTAAAGTGGCCTGAAAAAAAGGACGATTGTCACGCACCCAAACGTAAAAACCGCAAGTTCTCCTGAGAGATCCTTGCGGTTTTTTATTGGAAATCAGAGTGCTACATCTGACAATTAGCAGAGCTTTTCTGCACGCTCCACAAACGGCGCCAGGCTCATTTTTTCGCCCGGTTTCGCCGGATCATCAATCTGGATAATCTCGATCGGCTTTGCCGTGGTTTTCCCGCTCTCCACCTGCTGTCTGGCGACATCATTTAACGGGTATTGCACCAGCGTACTGGGATTGATGACATACAGCGCGTTACCCGGACGGCAGGTCAGCATCACCTCTTCCCGATTAAACGCCCACTTATCTTTACCAACCTCAAAACGGCTGACGGTGATGACCTGTGGCGCAGCCAGTGCGGCCCCGGAGCTTGCCAGTAGTACTAACGAGATAATGATTTTTTTCAT